CCCAAAAAATCTCGGAACCTCAATTTTAACATACATAGAATACTTGCCTTCGGATAAAATTGAGGTTGTAGTAGAATAAGAAAAATACCCAGAGGTCGGATTTTCCCACTCAAAAGAACCAGAAAGAGAGTCATCTACAACCCAAGACATACCTAAAGGAGTAAAACCATCCTCCAAACCGCCAGAAGCTCCAAGATAATAATTTAAAGAAATCAAAGCGTCCCCAGAAGTCCAATCATCGCCAGAAATATAACCCGAAACACTAAAAGTAAAATCAGTAGAAGTCGCCGAAGTAGAACCACTAGCCGGATAAACAGAATCTATGCGAGTAAAATTAGAATTTAAAACATTAATAAAACCAACCCCTGCCTGAAAAAAACCAGAAACCCCAACAAAAGGCAAGTCATCAATATAACCAACATTCGCATAAGAACCCTGACCTTCCAAACCCCCATCATCAAAAACCCAAGTATTGGGAAAATCAGGGTAATCTATATAAAAATATGCTTTTGTTGAAGAAGCCGTGATATAACCCTCATAACCAACAGGATTTCCTTGAATAATCGTGCCGTCTTTAGATAAAATTGTAAAATTTGAATTATAAAAAACTCTAATATAATTATTTCCTAAAACAGAGTCCATATCCATACCAGAAACCGAACAAGGAACACTAGGATTTATAGGGCTACAAACATCAAAAGCCAAAACCACAGACGGCAAAAGGAAAGTAGCCACCACTATTATTAAACCAATTAAAAACTTGACATACATTCTAAAAAGAAATAAAATAAAATTGTAAAACCTACAAAATCGCTGGCTGGTGCCGGCGTTTTTGTTTTGCTTATCTACCGAAACCCATAAATTTGTGAGCCAAACGATACATCAAGTAGATAAACGCTATGCCAAGGAGGAACGGCCAAGAAACCTGAATCATCCAAAGCATAAAACTAACCGCCGTTCCAATCAAATTAACAAAAGTCGCGTAAATTGTCGCGGCGTCAATTCCAACAGAATTAAAAACTGCGGTTGTTGTTGCGTTTAAACTAGGCATTTATGTTTTTTGATTTTTATTTTGTCTATTTGTAACCACTTCTAAATTATCAATACAATTGTTTTGTTTGTTAAAATCTTTGTGATTCACAACTAATTTATGTTTACACGGTATATGATTTAAGAAAGCTTCTGCTACTAATTGATGTATGGTTCTGCTTTTAGGCATTCCATCTTTACATAAACGAATAAAAGAATATCCTTTCGTGTCAATTGATTTTTTTAAAATTAATTCTTTAGAATAGAAAAATCCTCTTCCGTTCCATACTTTTCTACTTAAACTTTTTACATTTCCTAAATTAGAAACTTCATAATTAGCAAAGTCTTTTACTGGCTTCCATATTTCCATAATACAAAAAAAGTTAAGCTTCGAGGATTGCGCCCTCTCGGCTTAACTTTAGATTATTTTTTTTTAGTTGTTAATAGCGCAATTATTAACTACACAAATATACAAAATTTTAAACTAAATAAACTTTATTTTATAATTTATATTTATTCTAAACAACAAAAAAGTAATAAATAAATTGCTTTTTACTTGCGAGTAATAAATATGTTACTTATATTTGTATAACAAAATCAAACAATAGGAATTATGAACGCATTTACACAAATTTTAGAAAAAGCAGCAAGTCAATTAGATTTTGATTTTAATGTTTGTCAATCAGATAAAAGTGAAGCAGCTTATTTGCTTATAGCTTGCTATAGTAATTCTGACTTAAACGATGTTTATAGCTGTTTAGGAGCAAGATTAGCAAGTCACGATGCAATGACGGCCAACTCTAAAAATTACGAAATTCAATTAGAATCATTTGATGATTTTAATTATTCAGATAATGAATTTTCAACTACTTGGGGAATTGATGAAGATGGAGATTTTTCAGAATCTGCATTAGAAGATAGATTAGAGTTTAAAAATGAATCAGAAATGATTGAATATATGGCTAATTGCTTGGTTGTTAAATTAAAATCAAAAATATAAATGAAAAATTATACTCACGAAGATTTCAAAGAACTTAAAAAGCAACTCGGTTTAAAAAACCGTGACATTGCTTTGATTATTGGATTAACTGAAAATAGTGTTAAAAGTCAAACCGCACCCAGTAAAAAGTTACCTACTTGGGCGAAGTCTATGATCTATGTTTATAAAATCCCGACCCGTGGATTGAAACCTGATACGTCAACGTAATAGTGACCCGTTGACTTAATCCCGCCCCGTGGATTGAAACTTTTTCTTAGGAATAATAAAACCTTGCTCAATCATTTTTTGTTTAGAATAAATAGGCGGAGCCTCATTTAATAGCTCAGGTTGATTCATTTTGCTTTCAAGGTATATGTATTCCACTTTATATTTTTCGATTAAAAATGATAGCTGATGTTCGGTTAAATGCGCAATATTAGCTCTAATTCCTTTTGTTAAAACAAAGCCTTCGTTTTTGATTATTTTCCTTAGTTTATCAGATTCAATATTTAGGATTTTAGCCGCTTCGGATATTGTTTTCATACCTTCTCTAATTTTATAAATTCATTATTATATCCTATCTCTATTTCAAAAAATCCACCCTGCTCATCTAAATACTTGAATGAATGAATCCAATGCCATCTTTCTGATTTGTCAATCCATTTTGATGGAAGTTGTGAATTTTTACGTGTGCCTGATAATCGGAACGGTCTGCCTAACTTTGATGTTTGAGTTTCAAAGTTTAAAAATATACGGGTCTCCTTTATCAAAATTGATTCCGAAACCTGTCCACGTATAACACTCGATTTGTTTTGATCTGATTTCATTTATACGATGTTTTTGAATTTCTGATAATTTTCCGTGTTCTTGTTTAACTTCGATAAATATTGTCCTATTTTCTTTGACCGCTAATAAATCTGGAATACCGTTTTTATTAGTCTTAATCATTTTAACTACGAAGAAACCGTTGGCTTCGAGTTGTGTTATAATCTTCTTTTGAATTTTTGATTCCATAATCTTTTTTAAAAATGTTAAGAGTATAATCTTTTTTATTTAGAACAGTTCTATATATTTTTTCTTCAATCCCTCCTTTTGCGAATATCCAAAAAATATCATTTTCTTTTCTGTCCATAGTAGTTAATCGGTCACGGCTTTGCCAATAACTAACCGCTGAGAAGTCAATATTATAATAGACTAAATATTTTGCAGATTTCAAACTTATACCTTCACGTCCTGATGTTATCTGCAAAGCTATCCATTTATCTGTTGAGTTAAACTCATCTAAATCATTTGTTAATTTATCGCCTAAAGTTTCTTTAAGGGCGTTCCATTCTTCTTTAAATTTATAAAAGATACCTATTTTGTGTTCAGAAAAGTTGTCACGTATGAACTCGGATTTTGAGTAGTCTATAACCTTACTTGTGCCGTCCTCAAATTTGCAAGTACCTGAATAAAGTTGATGTATCTTTTGTTGTAATTTCACTCCTGTATCGGCTAAAATTAACTGTCCTTTTGAATTTTTAACAACCAAATCTTTTTTTAATCGTTCTACTAATTGATAAGTGATAGGTTTCATTTCAACCTCCAGCATCATTTCATTTACTGTTGAGGTAAATCCAGCCTCTTTCTGGGTAAAAGTCAAAACATAATATTTAATCCTGCGATTAATATGCTTAATGTCGGCTTCTGAATAGTCGTTCACTTGCGCATATCCTAAATGTTTAATCTTTACATTCACAAAATCCTTCGCCCATTTATAAAAATTCGAATATTCTTTGAATGGGGAGTTATCGGATAATTGAAAACTATGGAACCATTGTGAATGACTCTCTGGCGTTGGAGTTCCTGATAATAAAATCATTGGTAAATGACTGTATTTATCACGTGCTAACTTTTGATAAACCGAAGGCTTCGGATATGCTGCAAATCCGTGAAACTCATCATAAATAACCAAATCAAAAGTATCATCTATCTTGTGTAAAGATTCTTTGTTAATAATCGTTAACTTAAAAGAAAACTCAATTTGATCGTAATCCCATTGAATAGAGCTGAATGCTTTGATTTTAGTAACAAATAGCACCGATTTAGCACCGTAATTTTGAGCAGTTTGCAAAGCGGTTAAAGTTTTCCCTGTTCGCACTTCCATACATAAACAAACTATTAACTTTTGTTTTAATATTTCGGTTGCTTCGTTGGATAGTTTTATTTGATAGTCTCTTAGTTTCATAATTAAAATATTACTTCATCATTAATATCCTCTTCAATTTCTTTTGTTTTAATCATAAACCATTGCAATCCGTTTGAATTTCCTGATTGGTATTCGTATTTCATAAAGTTGCAATACTTCTGAACCCAAATATTAAACTTTTTACGAGTGAGCCATTTCTTAAAATCTTGGTATTCCTCTACAAACTTATCAAAGTATATTTTTTTGTCTAACCTTTCATTATGACTTACCATTTCTTTTTCATTTATAAATTCGTAAAACTCCATGCAAGTTTCTGCAATGAATTTACGCATTTTAATGTTTTTTGCATTTTGCGGAATAAGTCCATTATTTAAAAACAATTTCAAACAATACACCATATAATTATCAAACTTTTGGAAGTCTTCCAAAGTCCAATCATCAAACAATTGTCTTCCAAATTCATCCTCTGGGGTTAAATTCTTGCCGTAATATTGTGCAATCTCTAATTCAAATCTTCGCCTATCGTGACTATTTCCTTCTCCCTTAATTGCGTAATTTGTAGATATTATAAGCTTTGGACTTTCGTGTACATTTAATTTAACAGCATCTTTATTTTTACGCTCCAAAGTTAATCCTTCTGTAACCAAACTAAACTTTTCTTCAAAGTTGAAGTTTTTAACAACGTCATCAAATACTAATATCTTTGTATCAAGTGATACGGTTTGATATGGGAATGATTTTTTACCATCAAACAATTTACCATCGATTATAGATGTTTTTCTAATTTGTGAAATTCCTTGAACATACACCCCTTTCCCTGTTCCTCCCTCTGGATTATCGCTTATAACCTCATCATTCAAGATAATAGCCTTATTATTGCTTCTGTTCTTATAAGTTGATAAAAGATACCCAACAACACATTCAACTGAAATAGGCTCTTTGTTAGAGATATTATAAATAAATTTTTGATAGTCATTTTCAAAGTTGTCCAACTCTATAAAATCCCTTTGTAAAATGTGATCGTTCCAAATGTAATAATCAATATCAATATAATCAATCATATTAATTTTATCCTTTGTTATTTCCAACACCCCATTTTGAAAGGCTATAAAACAATTAGTTCGTGTATCTGTGAGCATTTTTAACTCGATGCTTTCCAGCATTAAAAGGAAATTTTCAGCAAACAAGTTTTGATACTTTGCACAATAATTCCAAACTTCAAACTCTTTCTTTTCTAAAAGATAGTTCAAAACAAAATCCTTTATAATCTCAACACTTGTTATCTTAACTTTGTTGGAATTAATATAAACCCAAGTAGGCTTTTGGCTATCGTTTGGATAGTGTTTTTTAAACCCGTTACGCTCTAAAAAGAATTTGTATTTAAGTGGGTCAATCACTACCTTTTCTTTTCCTGACTTATCGTAAACGATAAACCAAAAGTCTTCGTGATCTAATACTTCCTTTAGCTCATCGAATGTATCCTCCGATATACCGTGTTTTTTTATTACGGCTTCTTTACCTTTTTTAAAATCAACTTTTACCTTATCAATTTTTTGGTAATCCTCAAAGAATTTAGAATCAAACTGTCTTTTTTTATAAGCACTTTTTATTGTGGTTTTTGTTTCAGTTTCTGAGAAGTCACCAATAACAACATTATTTAAAATATAACCTTCGGTTGTATATTGGCTTACTCCATATTCACAAAACATCCCAGCAAGGTCAAATATAAAAGCGTTCCTTTCACCTTCTACAAAGTCTTTTTTCCAATCAAAAGCCATTATCTTTTCTATAATCTTTTCTTCATCTGTAATTGGTATCAAAGGCGACTTTTCAGATACCTTATAACCAACGTCAATGAGTTGAGGTTCAAAAATAGTAGCATCATAATTTATAAAAATATCAGGGTCATAAGATTCATAACATACCCTATCAACATTGCAACTCGATTTATCCCAATACTCAAAATCAAATTCATTTTGAAAAGCAGCGAAGTATTTAGGATGTGTTTCTTTCGTTGCATTTGGTATTCTTACTACTGCTTTTATACCATTTCCAGATGGCGAAACGAATAACATTATAACGTGAGGATTACGCTCCAACATCGCCCGATGTTCGAGCATAACCTCATCATTAGGGTATTTATCGAAATCAACACACATTAACCCTGAATGGTTAACAAGTCCATTTCCATTTCTTTCAGAAAACTCACCAGCAAATAAAATACATGGTAATGTTGATTTAATCTTGTCGGCTTCTTTTTTATCTTTAGCAGCACGAACTAAATCAGTAATAGGTTTTGATTTACCAAGTTTAATCCTGTTGTAAATTTTATCCAATGTAACGATGTAAGGTACATCTTTAGACTTTAGCAAGTCTTTGAATACTGAAATTTTATATTCCATAAGTTTTTAAAATAAGAAATCCGATTTATCCACTGCCTCTTACCTCAGTTTCAAAATCGGATTAATATAATATTTTTGATAATCTGTAAGAGGTTATGCAAATATAAATATAATAATTGATATAAAAGCAATAGCAAACATTTATTTTTATAGCAAACATTATATTTTAAATGTTTACTTAATAAAGTCAATAAAATAAAGGGGTTACAAAGCATTAGTAAACATAGCAAACATTTATTTGTATTTTGATACCCCCCTATCATTTTTATAAAACGTGTTTTCTAAGGGGTATATAGAAAACACTCAAATGATTGCTATAAACAAAAAAACCACCCTAAAAGAGTGGTTTTAAATAAACAATATAAAAATCTAAAAATCTAAATCAGGATCTTCATCAGGTTCGCCATCTGCTCCCAATGTATTTACTGCTGTATCAGGGATTATTGGTTCTGCTTTCACAAGATAGGCTTTAAGATACGTTTCAAGGATTCCAAAAGCCTCGTCAGCCAAATCCATTTCACCTTCCGAAAGCGATTTATCAAATGTAAACTCTGGAGTATAGAATTTAACCGCCCCCTTTTTGCCTTCAATAGATTTTTTAACCGTAACCCATTCGTCTGGCAATCGTGAACGATTCTTTTTAGTAAAGTCTCCCCAAGCTTGGCACGCTGCACCTTTTAACTGTAAATTGGCAAGCGAGCCATCTTCAAGCATAATATAAATTGATTTCACATAGTGCGCTCCAGCGGCTTTTACTTTCTCTTTAATTTCGGAATAAAGACCTTTTGCGATTTCATTTCCTTTAAACGGCTTTACCGTCATAATCTCTTTTGAGATAAATTTAACCTCGTTGGAATAGATTGCGCTTTGGCAACTGTCCGACCATCCTTTAACTGCGTGCATTTCATCGAGTGCAAGGAACTTAAAAGGAAGTTCGACAGGAACTTTAACTTTGTTTTCTTTGTCAAAAAATTCAAAATGTTTGTCATTGGATTTCCACTCTAAAAATTTAGTAGCTGGATTTGACTGTGGTTGTGCAAACGCTTGTCTGCGGTTTGAAGTTGTACTCATAATATATAATTTTTATGACTTTCTATGACGGGGCGAAAGCCTTACCCCTGTTATTATGATTTTGTAAATATAGTAAATTATTTCGGTTCTTTTACAGTTAAAAAAGATTTTCCAATATTCATTTCTGGAAGTGGTTGTACTTCTCCATTTTCATCAATCCAATAAGTAATATCTTCAATTACTGTGGTTTGAACAACTCCTTTAATTACGCCTTTAAATGCCGTTTTGAATTTATCTTCCAATGTTTTTTTATTAGAATCCAATTCGACAATTTGAGGTACATTTTTAAAACTAAATAATTCACGCCCTGAAACTTGTTTAATTTCATAACCGTGATATTTACCCCCATTTGCCTCGGCTTCGGTTGCAATTTCGTAAAGTCTTTCATTTTCAAAATCTTTCACAATTTCCAAAATGTTTTCAGCTTCTTTTTTTGCTTTACGCATTTTAATTAATCCGTCAAGATTTGACAATTCACCTTCAAAAACTTGATCTTTAGTTTCGAATAATTCGTTTTTAATTTGTTCGAACATTTCTTTTGTTTTACTCATAATTTATTTAAATTAAAAATTCCCCTCAATGACCGCCAAGTGCAAAGAGAGGAATCGTATGTTTCTAATCTTGGCGGATTTGTTATGTAAAAGTAGTAATTTATTTGTTTAGAAACAATATAAACTACTCAATATATTTAAAATCACAAAATTTTTTTGTTCGTCCTCCAATCAAATGATAAAATGTACTTCTATTGATTCCGTTGGCCTCGAAACATTCCTTTCCGTTGGCGTAAATCGTGCCGTCACTTATTCGCATTACCCGTTTATCAGTTCCTTTGCCGTATGCTTGCTTTTTATAACCTGTTTTAAGGTTATTCAGCTCAACATAATCTGAAAGATTGAATTTAGGTTTAGGCTTGTGCCATAGCGGGTGAGTTGGATAGTTTCGTAGGATGTCTATAATTTCGAATATGCTCATTGGTTTAAATTTTAAGTTGCTTTACAAAAGCAATCAGTTTCATATTCAAATAAATCGCATTGCTGTTTTGAAAGTTCGTGTAAATCTTCTGCTTTAGTAAATGGTCTTTGTGCCATTTCAATTAATTCTTCAATACTTTTATTTGTTCTTAAATCAAATCTAGGTATTTCTTCGGAACTATATTTTAGTTCCATATCAAGCCACCATTTAGCACTTTCAGGATTTTCTTTTATAATTGTCAATCTTTTTTTTAATGACTTCTTAAAACATAAATCACAGTTTCCCTCATAATCTTTTAATCCTAAATCAAAACTTTGCTTTTCCCAGAACATCCTAACCATTCTTTCATTAAATGGTATTTCGTCACATAAAGGATAAATTATATTTTCGGATGCTGCGTGTATGCTTTTACGATGCGCCTCGTCTGCTCTAATTCCTATTGCTCGTATTAATTCATAATCTTTGTAATTATCTCTTAAATAAGCGTCAATAGGTCTTTGTTTTAATTCTCTTGTGCAATTAGAAGCCATATTATTTGGTAAAGGATATTTTTTAAGCATCGCTTCAAATGGTTCTCCATTTCGTGAAGCGGTTTTAAAATCAACCATTTTATAAGTTGTTCCTTTTCCTTTTTCATTGATTACTTTTGCCTCAAGCCATATAACTCCTAAATCCCATTCTTTATCGCATCTATCTACAAATTGCAAAGTTTTTTCAACTTCCTTTCCTGTATTCAAAAAAACATAAATTACATTTGGATATTTATCAGGATTTGATTTTATGTGTTTTGCAAGAATAGCAGAAGTTCTACCGCCAGAAAACATCATTACATATAATTTATTTTTCATTACATTTCAGGATTAAAACACTTGCGCATCATCGTGTTTATTTGGTTTGTCAATCCTTGAAAATACGTTGTTTTTTGGATTGTGTATGTATTTTTGCAATCTTCATTCAGCAACTCACAAAATTCAGTTAGATTATTTTTAAGTTCAATCATTCTTGTGTTTGTTACCTTTAGTTCATCGAGGCATTCGAGTAGAAGGTTCATCAAACAAAAAAAGAGGTGCATTTGAATACGTGTTTTTTTATTTCTCATAGTTAAAATAGTGTTGATTCTGTTTTGTTTATTAATGTTTTAGCAAATCCAAACTCCTCAATATCTGAAAGTTTTTGATATTCCTCATTTATCCAGTTTTCGGCAGCCTTATGAAATGGTTTTTTAATTTCAAAACCGAAACATTTTCGTTTCAATTCCTGACCAGCTATTAAAGTAGATCCTGAACCAGCGCAAGGGTCAATTACCACATCGCCTTCATCGGTAAATATTTCAATTAATCTTTTTAATAAAGGTATCGGCTTTTGTGTTGGGTGTATTTTTTCGCTTTCGTTATCTCTCGGCCAGTCCATACAATTGAAAATCATTTTTCCTTTGTTTCTGAATTTCGGCAATTTGTCACGGTAAAAAATAAGAGCATATTCACAATTTCCGACAACTTTCATATTTGCTTTTAAAACTTGTGCGCTGAAATTTTTACGAAAAACTAAATTTATATAGTTATTCAATCCGTATCTTTTTGCCAATTCAATTAAATACATTTGTTGATCAAAAGCACAAAAAACAATCATACAAGGAGCGTCTCCTTTTTGTCTTGCTTCTCCTTCAACTTTTTTTGTTTTTGTTTCAGCCTTTAACATTGTACTGCAAAAGTGCATAAATTCAGCAGGTCTGAAATCTTCGTCTGTATCAAAGAAACTTTTACCAGCTAATTCACTCTCTCCATTAGCATTGTCTCCATCTTTATACCAAGCAGGATTACTTGCATAAGCATTATTGCCTAAGTTATAAGGAATATCGGCTATAATTAATTGTGCTTTGGGGATAGCGTATGTTTTGAAATTCTGAAAATGGTTATTAAAAATTTGTGCTTTTTTCATTCTTCCTTATCTTTAATTATTCTATTTCTCAATTCATTTCTTAGCGATAAATTAGATCGCTTCAGGCTCTGGTTTTCTTCGAATATATCGAAAAACATTTGTGAAAATATGTAGCAGCCAATTAAGGCTATTACAAGTGCTATCATTAGCAGGATAGTTGTTGTTGTCATAGTTTATGATTTTTTATGAAGCAAAGATAAATCAAACAAATAAATAAAAATGTTAAAATTATGTTAAAACTACATATAGCGTGAAAATATGTGTATCTTTGCTTAACAATTAAAACATAAACACTATGAACAAATACAGTTTACAGCAGAACTTTTGCAAGGTATTAATGCAAAAACGAATCGAATTAAAAGAACAAAAACAAGTATTAAACGATATCTCTATATCTGCAATTGGTAGATGGCAGTCAGAAGAGTTTTCGCCAACCTTAAAAAAAATGGAAGAAATCTTGAAGGCTAATAATATCGAGTTGCCGTTTTTCTACGATGGCAAAATTGAAAATGCTATTAAGTTTGCTGTTGAAAAAGCAGCCGAAAAAGGAATGAAATTAACATTTAATATTGAAAAATTATGAAAAGACCAATCGCAATGAAATGCACACAAGAACAGTTTGATAGTATTAAGGATAGGATTCCTGTTGAAATTAAAAGTTTAACTTCATTTAATGAATGTCCTTATTTAGTTACTGATTTTAATTATGACGCATTAGTTTCTAATATTCAAGTGTCAATTCCATACTATAAAGAAACTTACGAAACATTCAACGCTGATATATTTTTAGAAGCGTGTGGTGTTGAGGTTGAGAAGGTTTGGAAATCAAGCGAAATGCAATTTAGAACAATAGATGGAGAATGGTTTGATGTTCCTAATAAAAATTTAGAATATCGCCTTAAACCCAAACCAGACTATTCTAAAGAAATCGAAGCCTTGCAACAAAAAGCAAAAGAAAACGGAATGAGTGTAATTATTAAATTTGAGAAATTATGAAAAACACATCAAACTTTACCAGCAAGTTAATTTTTGAACACAACTTAGCAGTAACGCTGTCTCGAAATGGAATTAATCCACCAGAAGTAAATTCTAATGTAGAGCGATTCTATGAATGGATGAAGATGATCGAAAATAAATACATAAATGACCAGGAATTAATGATTCCAGCAGTTAGAAAAGTATCACTTAATCAATAGAAATTATGAACCCAGACGACTACATTGAAGGAACATTTAGAGATGACAATCCTGCAAACATCAATGAAATAGAATGCACTCCGCAAACTGAATTGGAAGAGCAGCAGGAATGGAATCAGGAGCTTTTAGCTAAGGTTAAAAAAATGAAATCGCAATTAAAAAAACTTGCGGAAATTGAGCAGACATTTACAACTTTTGGACATTTAAGTTATGAAGATCAAAAAGAAAAAACAGAAATTTTGAATTCGTATTTATAATGCTTCGGCATTTTGCCCAACGGCGGACGCTAACCGATGTTCAGGGAAATTAAGGACTGAACTTTCGAGTAATAACAAATCTTACAGACACAAAAACAACTTTAAATTAAACCTAAACTTGCCATTTTTGCAAACCTGTGTTAGCAGATGTAGTGGGTTTTTAAAACTGAATATTATGAAAAAAGTAATTTTATTAATCGTTTTAGCATTTTCATTAAGTATAAATGCACAAGAATCCAAATTATCAAAAACCGACGAAGTTTTATCTAAAGCAGTAGAAAAAGGGATTGCTTTTGCTGAAAAAACAGGTAATGAAAAAGTGACCCCTCGTTAACTCGAAAACTTTTATTGCAAAATAATCGGAGGTTGTAAGTAGTTGCCTGTTTTATTAACAAATGAAAAAATATGAAAAACCAATATGTTATTATCGATTTAAGGAATATGGACTTTATGAAAGATAAAGATGGTAAAATAAATTATTATGATACCGAAATTGAAGCGTGTGAAGTGTGCGGAATGTATGAATTTGAAAATGCTTGGGTGATGAAATTATGCTACAATCACATGGAATCGTAGTATCTCACATAACCAGCGGCGCTTTGCGAAGTGCTTTGTATTTCTCAAAGCGCTAGTTGGGCGAAGTGCCGCTGGTTGGGCAAATGCTTCGGCATTTTGCCCAACGTCCTGCGGCTACCACTGCCGCCTAAGTACAAGCGAGATTTTGGCGGTGGGTGGTAGCCGCTGTTATACCTAGTACGGCAAAAGTATATATTAACAATAAAATAAAATTATGATAACAATTGAAATATTAATAGCAACTTTTTTTGGAGGAATTATTTTAGGATGTATTATTTATCGTTCTACAATGACGACTAAAGAGCAAAGAGAAATAGATTATAAACATAATTTAGAGCAAACGGCTTCATTGGAAGATAAAATAAGACAAATTAACGAATTAGACAGAAAACTAAAACAAATAATAAAATAATTATGGAAAAGGAATTTATCGTGTTTTATGAACACACAGAGTATGGTTATTATACCACAACAGTAGATGCAGAAGACATAGTAGAAGCATTGAATTATTTTAGCGAAAATTACGCTTACAATGATATTTACGGAATTATGGAAAAGAAATAATTTCTATTACTACGGATGAATCGTAGTATTAGGTATAACGTTAAAACTATACTGCGGTTGCCTATGCGGTTTAGTATATTAGGCAACTGCTGTATAGTGGTTGTTATATTCTCGGCTTTTTTTACTAACAAATTAAATTTAAAATTATGCAACCTGTTGACGAAAGAAAAGAATGGAATCTTACATCATCACAAAATGAAAATGTAAAAAAAGATGTTGAAAGATTGTTAAGTAGTTTTGATGAATTACAAGATAGAAAAATTGAGTTTTATCAAACTGATTTAACTATTAAAAAAATAAGAAAAAAGAATACTCATTTGATACCAAAGAAAAAGAAACGCAAATAAACAGCCAGAGTAGCTTTCGCCAGAAAGTTGCTCGAAGCTGGAATATAACTACTTACTAACCGCTATAAATGTATTACAAAATGGCTAAAACACTAACAAAAACAAAGGTTATCCGTATTAACGAAATACAGCTAAAAACTCTTCAAAAAATGAAGTCTTATAATGTTGATGTTGGGCAATTCGTGAGAGATGCAATATCTGAAAAAATAAAAAAAGAATACGCTAATTTAATACCAAAACAAAAAAAGATTAAATGTCCTTTCTAAAACTCGGTAATTTAAACCAAGCCAAAATACCTAAAACTAAAACAGCAAACAATCCGATGTATAGCCAAGTGTTATCCTCTCGGGTTGTTTGTTTAGTTTTTTCAATTGTGATTGTTTTTGTGATATTTCTATCATTCCATTTAGTAACCGTTTTACTTTTATCACTCTTAACAATTGCATTTATATACTCTTTGCCCTCAATTTTCATTGGTTTAATCGCATCAAATGGTGTATAGGTAAAAGTGTTTCCTAATACAATCTTTGAACCTTCTGAATAGCTGTTTTCAATTGTTATTTCTTCGTGCTTTTCTGTTGCAACTTGACGAGTTCCACCGCAACCATAAGCCAAAAATAGCAAAATAATCATCGCTAAAATAACAGCTAATTCTAAAGAGTGTTTTCGGATCATAATTTTAGATATAAGCCGTTAATACTTTCACTTCATTCGCACCTATTGCCGTAGTGTCATTGTCTGCCGATGCTCCTGTAATAGATAAGCAAATCCCTGTTCCAAAACGCATTCCTATAGCTCCAAATGGTACAGTTACAGTTGAATTTGTAGGCACTGCAATTGTCAAAGCTACTGCCGTTGTACCTGCTGTTACACTTGCCGAATTATGAAACTTTAAATAACAAGTCGTGCCACGTGTTGAACTTACTGTAATTGAATACAATGTCCCTGCCGAAGCTTTTACAACTGTTCCATTTGTTGTAGCTGCTGAACTAACTATCGATGCTGTAGGCGTTACAGGTGTGTTAGTTGTTGTCCCTGCGCTTGTTAAAGAGCCTGAAACTGCTGTTGTGGGTGCGCTTATTACTTTTACAGCTTGCGAAACGTTTAAGGATTGTTGTCTAGTTGAGGCTATTGAAACTTGACTAGGTATGTAATCTTCAATTCGTACCATTCCAACAGTACAAGTGGTTGTACTTGCAGGGTTTGTTGTTCCGTTTTTTACTCTGATTTGAGTATATAAATTAACTTCGGGTTGTGGAATATTTGTATCCCAACTTGTACGGTCAACCAAAGCATTAGCTGCTGCAAGTGTTTTATCAGCTAAAGAGCTAACTCCATTTTCAGAATTTACAGAAACTAAATGACCCGATGCGGTTGTGTTTATCGTTGCTGTAGCTGCTGTATTTTGCCAACCTTTTCTTCGAGTATTAAAAGATGTGTTTGTTGCGGTTGTACCGTTATAAAGCACTTCTATTTTATTATAACCTGTCAATGACAAAGTTCCTGAACCACTTGCAGGATAACCTGCTACTGTAAATCTTATAGTATTAGCATCTGGAATAGAAGCTATCACGCCTTCCATTGGAACGCCAACGCTCGACAAAGCGCACAAATCCATTCTTTGCCCTACGTTTTGAGCAGTAAATCCGTGTGCTGTTTTGGTAACGTCTACAGTTGTAGTATTGACTATTGTATAAGGCAGAGCATCCCCGATAACATCAACTAATTCAATAAAGAAGTTATTGTTTATAATTCTTTGAGACAATGTTATAACTGCTTTTAAAGTTAATGCAAGATTTGCATAAGCCGTACCTCTTGCAACAAATTCAGCGTTTGCAGTAGTTCCCGAAAGTATTACTAAGTTGCCCCCTGATTGCGAAACTGTCATTCCTGAACCTGCTGCAATTTGAGTAAAATCAGTAGTAAGCAATCCAGAGCCAACACCCGAAAAAGAACAATCGATATATTTCTGTGGTGAAGTCCTAACTGGAATAGATGGAGTATTTACCGTTGGCATATCTGTTAAAGGCAATGGTAATTTATTTATTATTGAATCTTGTTTAGCTTCAGTTGCTAAATTTCCAAAAGCGTTTTGTAAAGGCATAATTATATAGTATTAATCCACATTGTTGTTAAATTTCCTGAGCCGTCTATTTCAAACCAAACATAATCTTGAGACAATGCTGGGTCAGTTTGTTGAATAAATACGTTTGTATTTCCATCGTCTCCTTTTATTCCTTGCACCCCCTGTATTCCTTGCGCCCCTGTTGCTCCAGTTTCTCCTTGAATACCTTGACTTCCATTTGTTCCGTTCGTACCTGCTGTTCCAGTATCGCCTTTTATTCCTTGAATACCTTGTGCGCCTGTTTCTCCTGTATCGCCTTTCAATCCTTGTATTCCTTGCAATCCCTGTGGACCAACGTCACCTGCTTCTCCTTTATCACCCTTTAAGCCTTGTAATCCTATTGCTCCTGTATCACCCTTATCTCCTTTTTCGCCATCAATCCCATTTGTACCTGCAACACCTTGAATGCCCTGTATTCCTTGAATGCCCTGAACACCTTGTATTCCTTGCTCTCCTTTATCCCCTTTCAATCCCTGCAATCCTGTTTCAGCAACTTCAATATTAACAGGTGTCGAAGTTTCTACAACCTCAATATTAATAAGGTTTGTAGTTTCTTCAACTGCTAAGTTTACCTCTTGCGTTATTTGAGTAATTTCTATCATGCCGTAGGAACTGTTATATCTTGGATTACTTTAAGACTACCTTTCAAATAAGTTTGGCTTGTGCCTTCTGAAAAATTAATTTGTAAATCATAAACATAGTTACCAGCAGCAGGGGCGAATAGGTCTTTTTGCTGTAGCACAATTTCTCCTGTTGTAGCATTTACAACCGTGATATTTACGCCTGTTTTCCATTCGTGAATAACACTTGACCCGCTTTGAGCTTTTATTTGAGAAATTATAGTCGCTCCTGTGATTGGAAAATTAAACTTAATAGTTAGAGGTGACAATGTCGAACCTCTGTAGTGATCTGGCAAGTTGTATGTTTGTGGTTGTAAGCTCATAAGTTTTTATATTTAAGTAATAATTCTTTCCTGTGTTCCAAACCATTTAAACCGCCATTTATGCGTTTAGTAATTCCAATAATATCGTCTTTATCGGCCAAAGCATTCAATTTTTTTAAATTCCAAAACCATAATGCGCTAATCATTGCGTTTGCTTCTTCAAGCAATAAATCAGGATTTTTTAAACAATCTAAATCAGTATCATTGGCTAATCTAAAATAGTTTTCTTTGCCTGTAATTTGAATGAATCCACGACCTCTATATTTCCAGCCCTCACCGCTTAATTCGTCTCCATTACCCATACGGTTTGCATAAACCCTATTGGCTATTAATTGAGGGTTACCACCGTAATAATTAGATTGTGAACGAGTAAAATATTTAGGAAAAATAACTAACAATCTTTCAGGTTTATAATTCAAATTTTCACTAATAGGTTTCAATCCGCTTTCGTGTTCGATTTGAGCCATAAAATGCGCAATCCTTAACGGTGTGTTTACGCCGTATTTTTCGAAAAGTGTTTTATATTTTTGTTGCAGTTTCATAATTTCACTTTTTTACCTCTAATATTTTTACCACCAAAAAACCAATTCCTGACGCTCCTAAAATACCAAAAAACCATTTTATAAAGACGCTTAGCTCTACTAAATTTAGGACTATTTTTTCTAACGAATCAACTTTTTTCACAACCCTATCAACCTCCGTAACAAGCCCCTCGTTACCGTTCATCTTATTGCCGATTAAGGTGTGCTTTATTTCCAATAAAAGTTCCGTATTGTCATTTGTTGATTGCTCTTGTCGTGTTAAGTGGCGTGTTAATTTTTCAACGTCATATTTAATGGCTTTCAAATCTTCCATAGGAATCAATAGGTTTTTTGTTTATAAAATAGTCTTGCAATTATTACGGCTAAAACGATAAATAATTGCGTTTTTGTGAAATGCAGCGGATCTAAAAATAATTCCTTAAACAAGTTCCAACACGCCAGCCACAACAACACAAATTTAACAAAACTAAATTTATCCTCAAGAAAAATGTACAAAGAAATTAATGCAAAAAAGAACGCTGTTCCAATATAATAAAAGCCGTGTGCCATATCAGCAAGCACGGCAAATACTAAAGCAAAATATAATATTAGCTTACGGTCTATCATTTGGACGGTCTGTGCCTAAAATGTCGTTTGGGTCTGTTGCGTAAGCCTCTGCAATTTCATTTTTTATTTTCGGTGATTTTGCATTGTAAAGTTTGTAGGCAGCCCAAATCATACCTATGTATTTTACAACGGAAAACGACCACGTAGGCGCACTTATTTCATTCAAGAAATTGACAACAATGGTTGTGTCGTCAGCGATAAAACCAATTACTACTAATAGCATTGGCAAAAAGTTGTTTGTAATCCAATTTTTCATAATCCAAATATTTTTAAAAGTTTCTGCCAAAACGTTAATTTTTTGATTACTATCGGTTTTGGCGTTTCGATAGTGTATGTTGGTACTGACAAAGATACTTCATTTATAACAGTATCGCATTGCTGCATAATAGGAAATGTCTCTCCTATTGTAAAATTTTCTTTTCCTGCTGCTATAAAATTGCTTTGACTAAATGACAAAGAGGCGAACAGCAGAAATATTGCCGTTTTCATTTTCAAAGCGTTTAAAAATCCTTGTTTATATTCCTCTTTTTTCAATCGTCTAATAAATTCCATTTGACGTTTATTAAAGAATTGATGGGCGGTTTCAACCGTGATTGGAACTCTTATAACGTCAGGCTCTACTACTGTTGTTTTCATAGCTTAATTTTTAATGACAAACCCAATTCGTGCCGTTGTAAAAAACTGGCGTTACTATTGCCCCACCACCTACTACGGTTGTAAGATAGGCAGGAGCTAAGGCATCTGATACTGTTGCATAAGTGCCTGTGACAACTCCTGTTGTTGGTAAGGTAGCAACCGTGTAAACAGTTGTTTTATAAAATGTAGCTGTAATGTTTGTGTCAGCAGTCCAGCCTGGTGTTGATGGATGGTTGCATACAAATGAAATCGGGCCGTTGTTGGGAGCCTTTAAACCCTCTCCTGTTGCCCCTGTAACAAAACTACCCCCTGTGACAAAACTACCAGCATTCACCTGTCCTGTAAATGTCTGCTCACCCGACAAACTCGCTTTCAAAGCCAAAGCATCGTAAACAGCATCTTCGCTAGGTGAGGTTGTTGTAACTCCGTTAGTGATGGTTTGGGTTACCATAGGAGCGATTTTCTCAACAACTCCTGTACTCGAATTTCGTGTTAAAATATCGTAAGAGCCTGCGGAGGTGGTTGGGGGTATGTGTAAGTATAGAGGGTTTTTTAAAGTAATTCTATCAGGTAAACCCTCTGAAATAATAGACACCCCCTCAGTTGCGGAAAATCCAATTCCTGAGCCGTAATATCCTGAAAATGTCGTATTAGCTGCCGTAATTGCTCCGTTTATGTAAGTAAATAGCCCTGCTTTAAACTTTAAAGGCGTAGTCACTGCCCCATAAACATCCACTAAAGACGTATTTCCTTTAAAAAAATGCTCCTGATACGATGTGATTCTAGGCGTATCGCCAGCTACAGAAAATAAGCCTAGTCCATCGTTTGCACTTGTTCCTAGACCCGTATCTGTGTATGTGTATAGTTGCAGGTTGTTAGAGTTCAAAGCTCCTGTCACATATTCATCCCCTAGTGATATATATTTAGGTTTTGTTGTAAGCCCAAAAGATGCACCTCTTACGTTACCGTTATACCACAAATCGCCAAAAATAGAAACTTTACCCGCCCCGTTTACCTTATTTGTACCTCTTATTTCTAATCCGTTAGGGTCTGACCCTCCCGATAAACCAACTCCTGTGTTAACAACTCCCGTTGTTGAAATATCTTGATTAAATTGAGTGTAGTTATATTTAGCACCAGTAATTGCGTTTGAAATAGTAATAGCTATGATTTTATGCCCCGAATTATTTGGATGAATACCATCACCAGAAACTAAATCCAATCCTCCGTTTGCGTCCATTGCACTTTTTACGTCTATAAAATTCACCCCTTTTAGGAGTGCGATATTTTCTACAGTTGCATTCATTGTAGTGGCATTTGAATTTGCTGTTAATGGTAAAAATAGATATATCTTAGATAATGGCCATCCATTAGTAACTAATTGGTCAATTAATGTATTATAAGCAGTCCTAAAATTAGTTTCATTATAGGTGCCATTAACATTGTACATATCATTGACGCCTATTCCTGATATATACGCTCTCATAGTTGACACATATGAAGGGGTGATTAAAGATAATCTATCAATTCCAGAATTATCACCATCAAAAAACTTAACTAATGTTGTTCCGCTAATTGCATAATTATCGACTTTTGTCTCTAATATTTGAGGCGCAATAGCTTGCCAACCGTATATGCTTTGTGTAGTTGCTCCAAATCCAGTTTCAATTGAATTGCCGTAAATAATTATTTTATCAGCATAAAGATTGGTATTATATGGCTCTCCTGTTAATGTATTAACCGCATCAACTGTCGGATATTTAACTCCTGTGCCATCAACCGCTAAACTATTCTGTTTATTAGCTGTTTTTTCTACAGTTGCAGCAGGCGTTTTTTTATGCACTCCGTCAGTTTCTTGAGTTACAAAATAGGTAGGCGTAGAGTTGCTTGCTGCTGCTGTGTTCTTAATCCCGTAAGGAAATGAAGTAGGGTTTTGAGCTAAGGCAAATAAAGGAAATAGTAAAAAAATTAGTTTTTTCATAAGTTGTATGTAATTAAAATTTGTGGTGTTCCGTCAAATGTAGTGTTAAATGTAACCTCAACGCCTGATTGCGTGAATGTGTTTAAATCGCTTTCAAATCCTACCTGTTCAGGGTATTGGATATAGCCGTCAATGTGTGCGCTTACTGCTACTGCTCCCGTTGGTAATATGCAAACTTGACCTGTTGGTGTAAATCTTTTAGTTTCAATAATTCCATCAAAAGCAATGTTCACTACATTTATATTCTTTCTAAGAACTTCAATATACCATCCATTTACTTTAACAGTAGCATTTGCATCTGTTTTTATAAAAAGTTGAGAAGGTGCTGTTGTCATTTCTTCAAACGCAATGTCAAATCCCATAAATCCATTTTTATGAAATTCAGCAGTTGATTTTCTTTCTCCGCCACTTGTTAAATCTAAAACCCATTCTTTTGCTGTACCAATAGAGCCTTTTAAATATAATTCATAAGAAGTATTAGTTCCAGTCAAATCAATATTTAAATCGGGTCTAAAATGAATAATATCACCAACAGACAAACTACTAAAATCAAACTCATTTGTATCTGCGTTGTAAACCGTTGGCACTCCGTAAGGCGCATTGCTTATATTGGTGTATGCCCCTAAAGCGTCATTTGTCAATAACGTTTCAACTCCAGAAGTAACCGAAATAGGTGTTGTTTGAGTGGCTAAATCTGCATAGTGGAATGTTCCTACAGCGCTTACAAATTGATTGATAGCTTTGAAAACAGCATCTTGCGATGGTGCTGAATCTAAAACACCCTCATTTATTGTTTGTGAAATTCCTATTATTTCAGGATTTACATTGATAGGTATTTCTACTGCTATTTCCCAATGGTCAGAAAGTGACATTATTGCGTTTAACTCTTCCGTGCAAACAATTTCAGGATATCCATTCACATTTAAAAACGTTCCTTTACCGCATAAAAAGAAACTTGAATCAGTTGGCACGTCTGGCAACTGTTGACCATCTGTAACTGAAATAGGCAAATAGCCAACACCACCACTTACATCAACTACGGAAGCGACTAAATCAACTAACTTTTGAACTGTCCCACGCTTTAAAACCTGATTTACTTCGTGTGGTAAATTATCGGTTAAATTGAAATCAGCTTCGGCTAATTGGTCAACTCTTATAGTAGTTATTGAATTTGGATCTATCATAATTTCATAATTTTTAAACAAACATAATACGGAGGCATATTTTTACCTTCTCCTGATTCTCCTGCTGTAGATGTATTTCCATAATTTTGTTTTCCTTCATCACTATTAGCCGAATTAACTAAAGATTGTATATTTTCAGTACCTATCCCATCTAAAGGTAAATCATAACTATGATAATGAGAAACTAAAACAGCATCTTTAGACCCTCCAAAAGAACCTATTTCATAAACACCTGTTTTTCGTGATAATTCAAACATTCCTGCTGCTGGTGGCGTTCCATTATTTCCGTTTATTTCTGCCCATCCTGTTAATAAATTGATTCCTAATCCCGTCTCGTCTAAATTATTATCTATATATTCTTCGGTAACATAAAGTGTCTTAACCTCGTATTGAAAGGCATTAGCATTAATATTGAATAAATCAACTAATTCCTGAATAGTACAACGAAATAAATCAGTACCTATTTCGTGAGCTATATTGTCAGTCAAATTTGGTAAAGCTGCTGCCAATTCACCTACTCTAATCGTGGTTATATCTGCTGGATTTATTGCCATTTTATAATTCTTTTGTTTTAATTACTAAATTTGCGTCTGTCGAAGTAGTAAGTACTACGTCAGGGTCTCCGTTGTTTAAAATAGTTTCTCCTAAAGTAGTTACTTTTGGCATTCCGTAACCTGTTAATGTTCCTGAAAAAGATAAAAATTCATTAACTGCCGAAGCTTCCGAAATATTGGTAATATACCCTTTTCCGTAGTCAACGATTGGAAAAATAGTGCCTTGTATTTTCCAATCTAAAAGCGTTTTTGAACGCTTTAATAATTTCAAACGGTCATAACTTGCAACGTCAAAATTTCCCATTGCAACTGTTGAATTTATTTGAAGCCCCTCGAATGGAATAGAATAATTTTGCATAGTAGGCCTTGAAGTTGACCAGCCATCGTTATCCCTTGTAGTTGTAGGCAACATTTCTGCGCCTTCGTCAATAGAATTAGAAGTCAAACAAGCAACTGGAAGCCAAGCACCGTTTAATTTTATGTATAAAATTCTATCCTCTCCGTTGGTAAATTCCATTGTTATCCCTTTATTGTCGGTTTGATTGTATTTCCATAGTCAGGTGTAATTTGGCTTTCAATATCGCCAACCTCGTCCTGATACAATTGGGTTAATTTTGCTGACAAAATGTTTGTATTCAAATTATAGCGATAATTAGTAAACATAAATTTACCAAGCAACCCATTTATATTTATCAAAGATACGTAATTTAATTTACCAAAAATATCCCCACTAAAAATTTTAATAGCATTTCTTTGAACTCTTAAATCATCTTCGGCACTAATTAATAGAATTGGTTTGTTTTCTGTGAATCCTTGTCTGTTCCAAGTTTCTGTCAAAGTCGTTTGGTCTGCTTTATAAAGCGAGCCAATTAATAATGAAGTACTATCTCCATTGAATACGGTTTGATTTTCTTTAACAATAGAACTCGGTGGCAATTTTCGGGATACTGTGTAGAAAGTGCCTACTATTCCTGATTCTGTTTGTGATGCGTCTGAAACATCTATTTTAGTTATTTCCGTCAAAGTAGGGATAACACCACCTATAAATAAATACCATACAGGTTTTAAAATAGTTAATGTTATGTCGCAGTCGTTATCAACTACATTTGTTACGAATTTAAAATCAGATGTTGCAGAAGGAGTAGAAATAGAACCACAAGTGCCTTCAAAATAATCATTTGGATTTGTGGTCCACTCTCCTTTTTTGTTGCAATACTTCCCGTCACTTCTTTTCAGTCTAAATCTAAATCTAAATTTAGAAAAATTTACAAATAAATTAGCTTTTACATTTAAAATTGCTCCAGACGTTACTGAAAATGAATTTGAAGTCATTATTTCTTTAAAAACATCTCCTTCTTCTGAATATATCTTAAGACCTGATAAATCCAAAGGATCATTAAATATCAATCCTGCGTTTGTAGGGTTTACAGTCCAATTATCAAATGACATTGTATTACTATGCACTAGTTCTTTATTTAGAATGAATCCATCTAAGAAACCGTGTTCATATTTTAAACGATAGGCACTAATTGCGCCTTTGACTTCAATCTGTTGATTTGCTCCACAATGATGAGGGTAAAAATTATCGATTTGCGAGCCTAAAACAAAATCAGTTTTTAAAGTTGCCAAAGTATCTAAAGTGTTATTTATAAATACTGTATTAGGTTTTAAGTCAGTCGGTCTGTATATCCACCAAATGCCATTTTCTTGTGTTACTACTGCGGAGAATATATTTAAAATAGAAGTCAAAACCTCGTTGCAATCCATTAAAGTGTCATTGTCTTGCTTGTAATATCTTGAAGCATTTACATAAACATCCTTTAAAATATTTGTTCCTGAATAACTTGTATAAGATAGATTTATGCTTGAATAAATTGGCATCAAAAGGCCAGTTCTATCCAAGCACGCTTTTATGACTTCGTAAAATGACATTTTACCCGTAAAATGATAACCGTCAGATTTTACAAAAGATAAATCTTTCATTGCTCCTAAATAATCAACCACTTCTATATTTACAAGCCATTCGTTATTGACATAAGATTGTTGAGTGCCGTCAGGTTTTATCCATCCGTTGAAAATCACATTATTGCTTTTGCTAAGCTGTACAGAATAGGTTTTTTCATCTGCCAAAGCAAATTCATCAAAAGTTATGTTTGGATTTGCTTCTAAAGCTAAATTTAATCCCGTGCCTCGAATTGGCTCTAAAACGGTATCAACATCACCCTTCGTCAACTCTATTGCACCGTGAATTTCGGTAGATTGTCCTAAATAGTCTTTTTGCTTGATGCTTAAAAAATAGTCTCCAAAAATTATAAAATATTTTTCCATTTATCCAATTACTAAATTAGTAGAACCCCCTAAACGCTTATTGCTATTCAAAGTATTGCTTAAAACACCTATCAATTTTTGTCCTGCTATTTCAAAAACAACTGTTCCACCGTTTGATGATGCCGAACTAAATCCACCGCTTGAAAAACTATTATTATTCGCTCCTGAGCCTGTTGATGTTGAAGTATTCCCACCACCACCTATTGAATTGCCAATAGATGCAGACTTAGAGCTAAATATAGCACCTAAAGCAACTAATCCAATCCCAGCAGCAATAGCAGCATAAGGATTCAATGTTTTCAAAGCAAATTTTACAGCTAACAATCCTACACCTATTTCAATTGCCATTTTACCCATAGAAGTTAAAACACTTCCTAAAGCACCTAATAAAGAAGCTCCTAAAGCATTTAATACATTTCCGCCTGTTGCTAATGCGTTACCTATTGCGTTGCCAATTCCAGCAAAAGTATCAATTAACGCACCGTTAATAATTTGAGATGCTCTATCATTAAAATCTAATAACGCTAATTGCATATTAATAGACGCTTCCGATACTAATGGAGCTAAATTATCTAATGACTTTTTAAATATTTCAGAATTAACAGCAGGAATAACTAATGGAGCTGGACTTAATAAAGAAACTACACCTGTAACTTGCGGAGTGTTAAATGTTTGCTTTACCTTTGGTGGTGCTTTTTGATCTAATTTTAAAGACGATGCTGTTAATTGATTTATTACATTTTGCCTTCTTTCAAGTGCTTTTGTTCCTGAAATTATTTCTTGTCTATATTGATTTTCGGCATCTTTTGAATTATTAATAAGTCCATTTAAATTGGTTACAGCAATAAATTTTTGATTATCTGCATAAAGCTCGTCATTTGTAGCACCTGCTCTTAAAGTTGTTAATTGTTGTTCGAGTTTTAATGTTTCATTTTTTTGCTTAACTAATTTAGCATTTGCAGCAAAAACTTTTAATTGAATGTCGGCAGACGCACTCGCTAATTTTTCGGCAATTGCTCTATTTAATAAAGCCGTTGTAAGTTCATTTACAACCCCTGTTAAATTAGAGGTCATTATTTGTTCTTTAGACAAATTGCCAAAATAACCTGGATATTGTTTTTGTAAATTTTCAACCGCAATCAATCTATCTTTATCAGATAAGGCTTTATTTTGTGCTGCACTGACTAAAGCTTTTAATCCAAATATTTCTCCTGAGGTTGCTTTTACAGCTTCTTCACTTGCTTTTTTAATAGCCCCGCCAAATTCATCAAACTTACCTGTAATTTTATCGATAACATCGCCAACAGTCAATCCGCTTTGACTCAACAGAGTAAGCCCTGTTGTAAGCAAAGATATTCCCAGCAAAATACCCCCAGTACCCATTAAAGAACTCGCTAAAGCTTTTAATGCGCCACCTGTAGATCCTGTTTGTTGCTTTAAATAAGAAAAACTTTCAGCAGTCGCCGTAATGTTGTTTCCAATACCAATAATACCATAAGGAGCGTCTTGTGCTATTCTTGAAAACTGCATTAAAGCATTTGATCCGTTGGCCGTGCTTTTAGCCATTTTATCAACAGCAGGAGAAGTTGCAGAAAATTGTTTTTGAAGTCCTAATAAATTAGATTTAGCGGCTGCAATTTGTTTATTCAAATCAGAAACGTCTAAGCCTACCTTTAAGTTAGCAGATTTTTGTTGTCTTAATTTCTCTAAAACAATAACAGCTTCTTGAATACCTGATTTTAACTCAGATATATCTGCTCCAATACCTACTTCTAACTTGTTTCCTGTTGCCATTTTTGGAATGCTTTTATAAAATTATCTTTATGCTCTTGTGTAACGCTTGCTATTGCTTTTTTATCCCCTTTCAAAGGTAAGAAACTTTCTTTTCTTTTTACCATCTTTTTAGGGTCTTGATGAGGTGCAATATATGAAGTCCACATCATTTCTCTCAACATTTGCCATTTGTATAAATCCTGTCTTTTATAACTAAAAAGCCTGATTTGAAATTCTGCCCACGTCATATCGTAAACGAAATCCAAATCAGGACATTTAAGTTCGCCTAAAGCGAATGATATCACATCTTCGCTCCAGTTTATTTTTTCGTCACTTTTTTTTTAGTTTGTTCTTCTTGTTGAGCAGGGACATCTTTTTGTAAAGAGTTTCTAAATGCTTCAAAGAAATCAACAATTACCGTACTGTCTGGTTCTAAACCATCAATCCATTCTGAAACATCGAAAGCGTCAAAAGGAGCGTTTTCATTTTTACGAGTATATGCAAAAGTAGCCGAATAAAACATAATCAAAGGCACCCATTTAAATGGATTTTCTTTAATCTTTTCATCAATTTGATGAACCATTAAGCCCTCTTTTTCCAAAAGATTACCCAAGAATCCAAGCCCGAAATGGAAATCTCGGTATTCATTGCCTATGAATAAGTTTATTTTTCTCATACTATAATAATTCTGCTTTCCAATATCCATCTACTGAGCCTCCTGATCCTGTACCAAATCCAATATAAATAAATCTATACATTTGGTATTGTGTTAATACAACGTTAGCGACAAAAGTATTAAATGTTTCAAACATTTTAGACGTGTTGGATACATTTGCACGAACTTCAATATTATTTGAAACTGCAATTACATACATTTCTGTACCTATTTTTGTGACTGCAGGCAGATAAGCGACACCTCCAGTAAAACTACAAGAAGTTATTTTATTCGTTAATTCCGAAGGTGTTGCGCTTAGTGTTACTGATGCGCTTGTACCTCCTGTTTCTTGATCTACATAGTCAACAATCGATTTTAAATTAATTCCTACATCTGTAGGAGTTATTCCTGCTGGGGTCGTTTCATTTGTAATTTGGCTGTCAATCTGCGCCTTTAATGCTGTATTTGTCATTTTGTTTTATTTAAGGTTAAGCAAATTCACTGCTAAAAACACTATTGAAAACGCTAGTTCAGGCGTGAGGATCAGTTAATACAATTGCTCCATCTCCATCAATGGTTGTGCTAAATGTTGTAACTTCGTCACCACTTCCAAATGTTGCGCTCAAATCAGTTAAATAACCGCTTCCAAAATATTTTACAGATGTAGCATCGTCAATATTAGTGTCAAGTTTCCAATCTACTTTTGTTTTAGCTTGTTGTAGCAAAAACAACGCATCGTGAGATTGTTTGGCAGTATCACCTCCTACTGTCGTAGTGTCGATGTATTCTCCTTCTGCATCGATTGTATAACTAAATGTACCTGCTGTTTTCTTAACAACGCCCGGATAACATTTTGTTTGACTTTCAATCATTGAAACAGTTGTATTTAAACTGTTTGAAGTTAAACAAGCTACTGGCTTATAGGCCGAACCTGTATAAATGTAGATAATTCCTTTTTCGCCTTTGATGCTCATAATAGTAAGTTTTAAATTTTATGTAAATATAATTAAATTATTCCAATGTTAACACTAAACGGATAAAATTTCTATAAACTGTTTGTGTCGATGTGCTTGTGTCTAAATTAGATGGAAATTCATATACTCGATTTAATACTGTAAATCCTGATATTTGAACATTTGCAATTAGTCCTAAAATAGCATTTTCCATATCATCATTAGCAACACGGCTGCCGACATTCCCAGCACCGTTGTAGATGCAAACTAAATCCAATAAAGTAGCTACTTCCCACCTGTGGCCGCATTTATTTGGATTAATATCCTCTTTATCTTGTGTTGATATAATGACGTATTGAGTTGGGTTTAGCTTCCCAGTAACTTGTGTATCAAAGCACGGATAAGTTGCATTAACAGCGTCATAAATAGCTTTTCGAATATATTTATTTGGATTTACCATAATCTTTTAATAAGTCTTTTAATGCTTTTAAATATTCTTTGCGCCCTCTCAATAAAGATGGATAAAGATAAGGTCTTGCTCTTAAATTAACCTCTTTAATTCCTTTGCCTTTAAACAACCAAGCCTGCTCTTTTAATTCATTTGGCACTTGAACTAAACCACCTGTTCCAAATTCTACATAAGCAGCATAAGGAGCAACTGTTCCGCCAGCTTCAATAGTCCAATGTGTTTTATCTTCTTGTTTAGCCTGTATAGATTGTCCTAATTTACCAAAGTTAGCTGCAACCGTACTTTTTGCATAAAGCTCAATATTTCTGGCCGCTACCTGAGTAGCATCTTCTATATCTTTTTCCGCTTCTTTGCCGTATTTACGTAAATTAGCTACAACTTTGTCAAGTCCTTTGAGTTCCATATATTTCAATATCAATATTATTCAAATCCTTGTTTAAAATAGAATCGATATTATAAATTAATCCGTTGTATTTTATGAAATTTTCTTCTACATTTAAATCAACATCATATCTGTTTCTAATGGTAAAAATGGTTTGAACAAAATTATCATTTTGACCGTTCTCATTTTGTCGATATGCTTTTTTAGTCACTACATTTGCCCATACTGAATAAACCAAAGCAGTAGTTACCGTGTTACCACCATATCCATCTGGTACGGTTGTAGTTTTCCAAATTCCTATTGCTTTTGTGTATTTTCTGGCTATCATTTTATTTTTTCTTTTATAGGAAACTCAAAAGCAAACACAACAAAAGGCAATAATATAGAGATATTACGATATGTAGAATATCTTTCATAGTCAATTGCTATTCCAAAGTGATAGAAAAAATATTGAACATAAATAATAATTCCAAACAACTTAAATTCTTTTTCTTTTTGCTTGCTCATATAAATCGTCTATTAGCATCAATTGCTTGCAATACCGATAAAGGTATCAATGAAGTATTTTCTTGTTTTTCGCTTTCATAAAACCATACTTTAATGATTTGCAAAGCGGCATCTATTAATTCACTAGGAATATCATCTAAAGAAGCGTATCCAAGTTCTAAAACAACCGAACCATCAACTGTTGGCACAACAGAATTAAGCTGTCTTGCTTGTGTTCCTGCTGGAGCATCAATAATTGGATAATCATAAACAATCACACTATTTACTAAAGCACACGAATAAAAAGTTTTGTTCTTTGTTTTAAAATGGTGCCCTGTACGTTTTTCGATAAACGACAAAGAGCTATTTATCATACTTGTAATTTCGTTATCCGTTTCAGTTTGTAACGCATCAACTTTCAAGTATAATTTAGCTTGATCTAAACTAATAACATCTAAGTATGTAGTCATTGTTTTTATTTAATTTCTTAATTTCTTTATCGGCTTGCTCTGGTGTTTTTCTTGTAACAATTCCTTTTGTCCCTTCTTCTGAATTTGCATAGGAATTATTTTTTACTAAATCATATTTCAACATTCTTTCGGCATCTTCTTCTGATAACTCAATTATAGAGCCTACTTCATAATTCTTTTGTTCCGACAATTTAAAAAACGGTTTTAAAACTTCGTATTTCATAATGTAATTTTTAAAGTTATATCAAAGATATAAAAAAAACCGTTTGAATTAACAAACGGTTTTTAAAATTAACTAATCAAAAAATTATACTGCGGTAAAATCTCCGTAGATGATAGCTGCTGGTTGCTCAACCGCCAATCCTACTTGTGCTTCGATACGTGCTGTAATGTTGTTTGTTACAAAGTTAGTTCCTTCGGTTTCGCTAAATTCCAAAGACAATCCCTCAGTTACAATTTTGTTGATACGTGACCAATCTCCAACATAGTATTTATTAGCAGCTAACCAGTTAGCTTTATAGATTGGAATACCATTGACGCGTAATTGTCCACCTTCTAAAGTTACAATACCTGGCAATCCATAACCTGCTCCTGTTGATTTTTCTGTTTTCAAGATATCCCAATAGTCTGCTGGTCTTACAACGATACCATTAACTGAAAAGTTCAATCCTTCTTGTGTTGCTATTTCATTCAACAACATTTCAATTTTGTTTTTCCCTGTAATAATTTGAGCAGATGCAGTTGCAGCAGCAGCCAATACAGTGTTGAAAATTGAATTTTCAGCGATTGCATAATCACGTCTTAATGCTTTCGGAATGAAAGAAGTTAAGAAAGGCAAGTTGTTAGCCATTTTTTTAGAATAGCGAGTAAAACCTGCAATGAAATTAGTTGTTAAATCAACCATTGTGAAATCGTAGTCACGTTGTGATTTAGAAGATCCCTCTGTTTGAGCAGCAATAGACCCTTCTCCAGCTCCCTCTCTAGGATAGGTATAAGTTCCACCTGCAATGTTTACACTTCCAACTAAATCTGAAACGTTTATCAATTGTCCTGGTATCATAACAACATCGAGGTTGTAATCTCTAGGAGCGTCACCTGTTAAGTTTGCACCTAAGGTCATATTTCCAACAGCTTTAACCTGTACTGCATTTCCTTTGCGAACATTTGAAATACCATCGAAATTATCTTTGATTGATTTTACCAAAGTATCTTCGTTTTTTGTTTCTGCTCCTTTTTCTTGCAATTTAATGTCAAGTTTGTCTGCGTGTGCTTGAACAGCTTGCAATTTCAATTCCATTGCATCAGTAACGGCTTTCAATTCGGCTTCGAATTGTTTTTTGTTGCTTTCGCTTAATTTAGTTTCAAACGCTTCTAAAGCAGTTTTAACTTCTAAGGCTGTTTTTGTTTCTAAGCCTGTTTTGATGTTTGTCAATTCGGCTAATAATTTTTCGTCCATTTTATTTGATTTTTAATGAGTTTGTAAATGATTTTAATGTTTCAATCGTAAGCGGCTCATTTATCAAAGTGTCAGTTTCTGACGGCTCATTAGTAAGTGCTTTTAATAATGTTTCAATTTGCATTAGTCTTGGATCTGAATATGGTAAGTTATACATTTTCTGTAACAACTCCATAGTTCCATAAACTGATTTAATAGATTTAATGTCTTGTACTGTGCTTAATTGATTTGCTCCCCAACTGGATAAAAAAGAATATTCCATTAATTTGTATTCCTGAATAATGAATTTGTTTTTTTGGTCACGTTGAATGACTTTGTAACCTATGCTTAATTCAGCATTCAATCCTGAATCGTGCATTAGTTTCACATCGGTAAACATATCTTTGCCTAATGGCTTGTTCATATTGAATTGTGAAGTAGTCAAAAGTCCGTAAGCATCTTTTGTATCGATTGCTAAAGGTACGCCTATCATCATTGTAGGATTGTGGTCTTTTAATACTCGAATACGTTTAAAATTTTCGCTTACCGTTTTATCAAATGAACCATAAGCTGAAATATCTCCGTCACTATCTTTGAAGTTGTAAACGTTAGCATAAGCAGTTACCACGCCTTTTGTTTCGTCTAATTCTTTTAAATCGTATGATAATTGTTTGAATTCCATAATACAAATATATTAATATTATTTTAATTTAGTCTAAATAGTTAAATTATTTTTTTACCAAAGCAAATGTATAAACCATATACACAATATCAAACTGCCTACTAATAGTAAAAACACTCCTAATAATTCTAATTTGTCTTTCATAACTATTTTATTTTACTTATTGGTTTTCCATTCTCATCTAATTTAACCGTAAAAACAACTTTACAACGGCAATTAATTGTATTCCCTGCGCTTCCTTTTGGGTCACCCGGATATTCCAAGTTTTCACCACCTACGAAAAACGGTGCAAATTCATCAACTTTTTGACCATTCATATCTAAATGATCATACACTTTTCTACGTGTTCTATTGTCTTGAACTGATACCCAATTCTTTTCTAGTACTAAATTAGAACTTTGAGCAGCTAATACCGTGGCTACATTTGTGGCCGTTGTAGTTTCGGTTCTTGCTATTCTCAATGCTTGTGCCTTGTACCATCCAAATTGACGTTGCAAATTTCGTGTTATATCGGCAACCGATAAATTATTTTCGTAACCGTCTGTGATTACTTTTACAATACTTTCAATCAATGTAGCGTGAACAGAAACAATCCTTAATCCTGCGTTTTGATTTAACCACGCACTAATAATGCTTTCAAAATCTATTTCGGCTTTAATGCTTTTTTGAATTCGTTTATAATGCGGTTTTCCTAAAGTCGTATAAATTTCGTTATACATTGTTTTTATTTGTTCAACTGTTACATTTGCATTAATCAAATATTCATAAGTCAATTTAGACATATTATTAAACGGAATAGCATTGACAATTTTCAAGACATTACGCCTTACTATCCGATATGCTTGTATTTCTTGTCTTTGTCTAAGCTTGTCCATTTGATTGCATATCGGTTACGCTCGGATCATTAATGTTAATTATTCCATTAGGAATATAAATCTCATTCATCATTTCATCATCTACCTCCTCATAATTGAAAACTTCCCTACGTTCATTTAAAGTTAATGGAACTGCATTTACCCATTTAGACATAGTTTCCATATCCGTTTGCATTTCGGGCAATTCAGTAATATCAAAATCCAGTTCTGTATTTTCATATCCTTTGAATTTCTGTATAAATTCTTTGTTAAACGAAGCTGCAAACAAATCTAAATCAGGTTTGATATTGTCGGTGATAGCTCGTTTACGTGCTTCAATAACTCCATCAACTCCAAAACCTGTTCCGCTTCTTTCTTCATTCAATAAATCAATAGGCCAGTTTAAACAGTTGCATAGTGTGCGTCTATCATTACTTAGAAAGTCAAATGGTTTTAATTCATCGGTTGTCAATGAAATTCTAGTAAATCCAAGTTTGCCAGATGCTCCAGCAATATTAGATAGTTTCTCACTTGAATTATCCATATCGACCAAACGCTCTTTTAGATCTTTTGCTTGTTCTTGTGTCAATGGTGTTGCGCCATCTCCAGCGTGTATAAATCCATAAACCCCGCTATTTTGAGATGTTTTTACATTTGTATCTGTGAAACTGTTGGAGCTATTAATATTTCGTATAGCTGCCATTAATTCGCTGTATCCGTATAAATGCGAGCCGCTTTGATTGTAGAAAGGATTTGCACGTTTGATATGAATAATATTCTCAGCAGGAAATTTAACAAATTGATTTCCTTGTTCCATTATGTAGTAATCGATAGGATTTTCAAGCCCTAAAATATTTGAATTCCCTTTTAAAACAATTTGTACCCAATGGGACGGTAAAATATACAATTGCATCGGTTGTCCTGCATTCATACCCTCTAAAGGAAACATTTTATACAAATAAACATTTCCGCATACTTTCAAATAAACTTTATACAAAAATAGAATATCGTTCCAAGTTTGATTTGGATTTGGACGTTCTAAAGGCATAGGCATTTCCGTGTCTGTTTCGTACGCCTTTAATTGCAGTTTCTTTATTTCTCGTTTTTGTTGGAAAGTGGTATTAATTGGATAACGTTTGATTTTCTTTAATGAATCTTCATCATCTATTTTTTTTATGCAATAAGGCACGGCGGTTGTCTTGGACGCCATTTGGTTGATAATAGCGTTAACATCAGGATTATCCCCATACCCTTTGGTTATAAGAGTTTCAAAAGTAGGATTATAAGTTTGAGTTAACCCGCCTATTAATTTGTATAAAGCCTCGTTAAAATAGTTTTTATTGGGATTTGTTAAAACATCCCACGCCATTAGTATTCTATTTTTTGCCATTATAGTGAATTTTTATCAAAGATATATAAAATAATAATTAAAACGTAAAAAATTCTTTAACAAGTCCTATGTTTTCCATTTCGTGGTATCTAACAGCATCCATTGCGTGATTGTATTTATCAATTGGCTTATTTAATGCATCACCTGTTTTTTTATCCTTAGCCCAAGTATATTTTTGAAATTCATCTATTAAATTAATAGAATTAGAGGTTACTAAATAATTTTCTTTTTGCATTATTTGTATTCCGTAATTAATACTATCAGCTCCTTTTGTAACTGGCAAAGCATTAATTTTAAATTTCTTTAATTCGTCAATACTTTTAGGTTCTGCACTATCACAATAACACGGCATTCGTGTATTTATTTTAGTTGAAATAGCCTCATTACTTAAACCTCTTGAATAACATATTTCATTTAAAATCCGTTTATCATTGTATTTATAAACTTCTATTATTGCAGTAGGGTCGTTTGAATATCCAAAATCTAATCCATAACCTAATAATCTTGCACCCTCAGGTATTTTATCTATTTCAGCCCAATTTGAATAAACAACCCCATCGAGTGATCCAATCATTCCAAGTCCATAAACCTTCCATTTATTTGACCAATAATTTGATTTTATATTATCTTCTTTGAATAATAAATCAAAAGGTAAGTTAGGATTATGAAATCCTTTTTGCTTGTAGTCTAAAATTGAATCAACTTCGCTTTGTGGCAAATATTCATTATCCTCAAAAGTTAGAGTAATTAGATTATTTTCGTTTATGTAATCATCACCCCAAAATAAGCAATCAGGGTTATAGTCAATTATAGTTAATTTTGAACGTGAAATAAATTGAACTGCTGTATCAATTTCTAATTTATCAGCTTCATTAATATAAAGAATATCACGTCTAAAACCTTTTCCGACATCGTTTGTGTCAGCCCCTAAGAAGTCTAAATAAGAACCATTAAAATAATCGTGTTTACTTTCTGATTTATTAAAATCTGTTTCATTTTTTAAAACACCCCAATCTTTACATATCTTTTTATAATCACGGATAACAGTCCTTTTCATTTTAGAAAGTTCAGATGACAAAACAGATACTTCTTTTTCTGAACTTAAACAAGATTGAATTATTAACTCTAAAATTGAAATTGTTTTCGATGCTCCTTGACCTCCACGAATAACAAAAACTGTTTCTTTAGGATTGTTTTGTATTAAATCTAAAACTTTAAAATAGGCTTTTGAGTATTTATATTTATTATCTGTTTCCAATATCTGGAATATTTGGAATGTTAAGACCCCCTTTTATTTCAGTTTCTTGTTTCTCAACTAATCCATTTAATCGTTGTGTAATGCTTGGATTGTATATTCCAGCCATACCGCCTTCTATTTGGTCTGTTCTGACCGATTTTTTAATACGTGAACAGATAGTTGAATAATCTGAATATCTATTGTCAGAATTTGCAAAATAATTGCTTAAATCGTTTATAATTCCGTTGTCATAACACCAACATTCAAAACCATCAATTGTCAAAGGTCTTTCTTTTTCCCTATACACATCAATAGCGTCTTTACCTACCCAATCTTTTACTAAAATAGGATTACCTTTAGCTTCTTTTTTATAAGCTAAAAATAACTCCCATAATTTATCAGGTGTTTCTATTTTTTTAGTTCCTATTGGTCTTCCTGCCATACCCCAAAATTACAAATAAAATCCTAATCTAATACCAAAAACTACTTTTTTTTCAGTTTTAATATTGTTTGCTATCCAATCGTTATACACACGACCGCCGATAAATAGCTTTTCAGTTAGTTTTTTATCAACTCCATATTCAAGTCCAAATACTGCTGTAGGTGTTTCGTAAAGTTTACCTAAACGAATTCCGAAATGGTTCACCCATTGGTCATCGTAGCTATCGGACAAGTTAATTCCAATGCAACCAACGGCTTTATCTGTACTTAATCCAGCTCTTATGTATAGGTTTCTGGAAGTTTCAATTTCTATGCCGTCATTTCCAACTGCAATATGAAATGATTGATTGTCTTTTATGTGAACTTGGCTAAATGATAGCGATGTGAATAGTAATAATAGTAGTGTTTTCATAATCCTATTTGTTTGATTGCTGTTTGTGTTAGTTGTAGATTAAATTCTATTAAATCCTCAATTTTTTTTGAGTTATTCCAAGATACCCAAAGACCATTACCATTTAAAGTAATTATATAATAATCTTTTTGTTTTTCAAATTCAAATCCCTCAAACAAACATCTTTCTTTTGCTTGTTGGTATTCATCCATTTTATTATTAAAAAATAGAGCGTTTCTTTTTCCTTTAATAAAATTAGGATGCGCCAAAACCACCCAAACACCATC